GTGGGCGAATCGGGGCATTAATCTCTGGACTTTAGACTCATCTGGACTGATTACGTTAACCCCGGGTACCGCCACTTATAACCTGCCTTTGGATACGGTGGATCTTTTAGATCACGTTATTCGCACAGGGTCGGGTACTACTCAGCAAGACATTAACATCACGCGCATTTCCAGTTCTACTTACTGGATGATTCCTAACAAAAACGCGACAGGCCGACCCATTCAGGTTTGGATTAATCGCCTGAGTGGGCAAACTAATTCACAGACAGGCAACGTAGCGTACCCAACCATCACAGTTTGGCCTACGCCGGATAGCTCAACCACGTATACTTTTGCGTATACACGCCTACGTCGTATGCAAGATGCAGGGACTGGTATCAATGCGGAAGATGTTCCGTTTCGCATGTGGCCCGCATTAATTTCTGGCTTGGCGTACTACTTGTCTATGAAAATTCCCAAAGCGGCTGAACGAACTGCGGTTCTTAAGTCGATGTATGAAGAAGATTGGATGCGAGCTTCGGAAGAAGACCGGGAGAAGGCGGCAGTTAGATTTGTGCCACGAGAGATGTTTATAGGATATAGGTGATACCGTGCCTCATAAAGACCCAGCGGCTAAAAAGGCATATATGAAAGAATACGCGGCTAAAAACCGTGTTAAAGCCTATGCTGCTGTAAAACAATGGCGCAAAGAAAACCCAGAAAAGGTAAAAGAGCAACATAGACGTTATGCTAGAAAGCACCCTGAAATGATTGTTGCTAAAACTATACGTTGGAAAAGAAGAAATCCGGAAAAAGCTGCGGAAGTATCAAGGCGTACAAGGACTAAAAACAGCGTTCGTATATTAGTAAATAAAGCTAGATATAGAGCTAATAAAGCTAAAAGAACCCCTCTATGGCTAACAAAGGCAGATTTGTTTGAGATACAATGTATTTACACGTATCGTGATGCTTTAAAAAAAGTCGGATTAGATTATGAAGTGGATCATATTATTCCACTAAAAGGTGAAGAGGTTTCAGGGCTTCATGTGCCGGAAAATTTATTAGTTATAAAGGCTTCAGAAAATAGACTGAAGAATAACCGTTATGCCGAATAGATTTTCGTCTGGCAAAAATGCGATTGCAGAATGTGACAGATGCGGTTTTAGGTATAAACTGACCCAGTTAAAGAATTTAGTCATTAAGACTAAAAACGTGACAATTAAAGTTTGTCCGGAATGCTGGGAAGCCGACCAACCACAGTTGTCATTAGGATTGTTCCCCGTAAACGATCCGCAAGCTGTACGAGAGCCGCGTCCTGACGTGAGTTACTATACTGCTACAGGTGTGATAGGTGGTGATGGCGGTAGTCGGGTTATACAATGGGGCTGGAACCCTGTAGGATATAACACGTCTTTGTTTACAAGTACGATGAATGGTTCAGGTGCCTCGAATGTTAACGATACCCCTCGCGGTGTATCTAATGATTTGGTAGGCTACGGTGTGGTTGGTAAAGTTACGGTAGTGATTTCGTAGGAGATTAAGATGGCTAAGAAAGGTATCGCGGAAGCGGTTCATGCTCACGAGAAGCACATGCACCCGGGTAAAAAGCTCACTAAGCTTGCCGGTGGCGGCGTTACTGGTGAAGCGATGAAGAAGTACGGACGTAATCTCGCCCGTGCGATGTATCAGCGTGGGAACGCAAGGGGAAAATAAATGACTAACAAATGGCGTGATTTTGAGTACTTCGACGCTGACGAGCCGAATCCAATCGGTAAGTATAAGCAGCCGATGCAGAATCCTCGGTTTACCAAAGGTTCAGGCTATCCGGAAGACGATATTGGTTTGACCGGAACCAAGACCTATGGTCGCTATATTAAACCGTTTGGCAAGAAGAAAAGCCAAATGGAAATCCGTGGCTGCAAAAATACGACTCGCGGCAAAAAGTTTTACTTGGACGACATGGATCGTGATCCAGTGCAAACTAACGGTCGTATCCCAGTGGACGATGGGCATAACTAATGGCGATTACTTACACAGCAGGGGTTAACTCACCGTCTAACCTTTGGCAGATGGTGCAGGACTATACGGAGAACGTGGAAACCACGTTTGTTACCTATATCCCCACGTTTGTCCAAATTGCGGAAGAGCGGGTTAATAACACCGTTCAGATACCCTCGCTGCGTAAGAATGTCACCGGAACCTTATCGGCGGGGAACCCCTACCTCGCCATGCCTACTGACTGGACTGCATCCTTCTCCTTAGCCATCAATCAGACGGATACTAACGGGAATACCTACCAAACCTTTTTGCTAAACAAAGATGTGGAATACATGCGGTCGGCATTCCCCTACCCAAGCCCAGTTCAGTATTACGGCCCTCCTACCCACTACGCCCAGTTTGATACGTCAAACTTCATTCTCGGGCCTACCCCTGACCAGAACTATGTAGCAGAACTACATTACTATGCCTACCCAACATCTATTGTTACGGCGGGTTCATCTTGGTTAGGGACTTATGCGTCTAACACCTTGTTATATGGGACTTTGCGTGAAGCCTATCTGTATATGAAAGGTGAGGCAGATATGGTTAAATACTACGAAGATAAATACCAAGAGGGTATTGCGATGCTCAAAGGTCTTGTGGAAGGCAAAGATCGTCGTGATGCTTACCGTAGCGGTCAAATTAGAGTGGATGTACCATGAGTTTACAAGCATCTGGCAGTTCGTTTGTTGGCAATGTCGCGGTCTATACGACAGATCATCGCGGCTTTAATGCAGAAGAAATGGCTAATATGACGGTCGATAAGATTATTTTTATCGGTCAGAACAGTCATCCTGCTATAATTGAACAAGCTAAGGCATTTAAAGAGCATATCCGGCAAGCGTTGGTCGCCGCATTTACAGAAGCCCAACAGGAAGAACGTAAAACAATTTGCGCCCAATTAGACCTACAAGGTCAATCGGGTCTTGCTGACATCATTAGGAGACTGTAATGGCTGGCATTACTCAAGCAATGTCGACTAGCTTTAAGGTGGAACTCCTTGAGGCTTATCATAACTTTTCAACTGTAAACCCTGCTCGTTCGGCGACCACTGCCGATACGTTCAAGATCGCGCTTTTCAAAGGCACGGTGACGGGTACATACGACGCGACGACTACTAACTATTCCAATATGACGGGTAACTCGGATGAAACTTCGGGTACTGGTTATACGGCTGGTGGTAACACGTTGACGATTAGTAACGCTCCTACTTCGGGTGCGTCACCGGCTACGACTGCATGGTTAAGCTTTAGCAACACCACTTGGTCTACGGCTACGATCTCTTCGTCGGGCGCGATGATCTACAATAGTTCTCAGGGTAACCGTAGCGTTTGCGTACTGAACTTCGGTTCGGTTATTTCGTCTACGGCTGGTAACTTTACGATTCAGTTCCCGACTGCTGCTGCGAGTACTGCGATTATCCAGATTCAATAAGGATATGAATAATGTCCTTTGTAATTGCAGACCGGGTTAAAGAGACCACTACCACTTCTGGTACGGGTACGGTTTCGTTATTGGGAGCCTCAACGGGCTACCAAAGCTTTTCTGCTGGCATAGGAAACGGCAACTCGACCTATTACTGCATTGCATCACAAACCCTTAATACGTGGGAAGTGGGCATCGGTACGTACACTTCCTCTGGGTCTACTCTGAGCCGGACGACTGTATTAAATAGTTCTAGCGGTGTAGGTACTCTGGTTAACTTCGGGTCTGAGACCAAGGACGTATTCGTTACGTACCCTGCCGAAAAGAGCGTTAACCAAGATACTAGCGGCAACGTGACCATTACAGGCGGATTAACAGCAGCAGGATCCTTAACACTATCAGGCGGCACAGCCAACGGCGTTCTGTACCTCAACGGCAGCAAAGCGGTTACGAGCGGTTCTGCTTTGGCGTTTGATGGCACGAATTTAACTTTTGGCTCGACCTCGCAGAAGTTCTTAGCGGACTTCACGAACGCAACGGTCGCAAGCCGCTTGTTGTTCCAAACCTCAACCGCGAACAGCACGACTAGCATCTACGCAGTCCCATCGGGCACGGCTACGGCTGCTTCATGGCAAGCTACAAACGCCGCCGACCCCACGAACGCATCCAAAATTTTAATTGCTACCAACGGAACGACTGATGTTCAATTGGTATCGGGTATTAACGGAACCGGCACTTACTTGCCATTGTCGTTCTATACCAACGGCGCTCAAAAGATGCAGTTGGACACTTCGGGTCGGTTGCTGATCGGTACGACTGCTTCAGGTTCAAACTATTTGCAAACTGGAAGCGATGCTCTTATACACGGACTGACTGTGGGGCAGGGCGCAGGTAGCGTTTCAACCAACACGGCGGTTGGTGTGAGCGCTTTAGTTTCTAATACGACTGGGGGAAATAATACAGCAGTTGGCTACCAATCTTTGCAAGCCAACACCACAGCAAGTGGAAATACCGCTGTTGGCTATCAAGCTGCGTATAGCAGCACCACTCAGTCTTATATTGATGTATTAGGTTATCAAGCTGCTTACAGCAACACGTCAGGGGTCGCTTTAACAGCGATGGGTCGAGCGACTTTGTTTGCCAACACAAGCGGCTCTGAGAACGTAGCGATTGGAACAAGTTCAGCTACCTATTCTGCCTTGCGATTCAATACGTCTGGCTCTTATAACGTAGCGGTTGGTGGTGGCGCTTTGTCATCTAACACCACAGCCTCAAACAACACCGCTGTAGGGTATCAGGCGGGGTATACCAATTCAACAGGGTCATATAACGTATTTATTGGCTACCAATCAGGCTATACTTCAAATTATAATGGTTCAGCAGGAAATACTTGTGTTGGAACAGTTACTGGTTATAATTTAACAACAGGTATAAATAATACACTTGTTGGCTATACAGCTAATTATTATAGCGCAGGGTATTTTTTAACAACGGGAAGTGTAAATACATTTATTGGCGCTGGTGCTGGTAGTTCAGTAACAACCGGCTCCAAAAACTCAATTTTTGGTTCTTTTAACGGCAACCAAGGCGGCTTAGACATCCGCACTTCATCCAACTACATCGTGCTGTCTGATGGGGATGGGAATCCAAGACAGATTATTGATAACAACGGCAACCTCGGTCTTGGGGTTACGCCGAGTGCTTGGGGAAGCACCAACGGCGGAGCGTTTCAGTTTGGCTCTGGTTACAG